TGTAAGTGTAAATATTTATGCATGGCTTGAAGCACAGAGAACCGGGCAGCCGATTGAACTTTGCTGTGCAATCGGTGATGAAACCGTTAATGGTATTCCTTACAATGAAATTGTGGAAACAGCAAGAGAGTTCATCCGCTCCGTTGGTGGTTTTGAAGCTTTCGCTGAGTGGGGTCTGGTATGTTAATTGAAAAAATAAAAGTATCCGAGCTTATGCCTGCGGACTACAACCCCCGTAAAGATTTGAAACCCGGTGATGCTGAATATGAAAAGCTGAAACGCTCCCTTGAGGAGTTCGGATATGTTGAACCCGTTATTTGGAATAAGACAACTGGCAATGTGGTCGGAGGTCACCAGAGGCTCAAAGTCTTAATGGCTATGGGAATGACTGAAATTGAATGTGTAGTTGTAGAACTTTCAGAAGAAAAAGAAAAAGCACTCAATGTAGCTCTTAACAAAATCAGCGGTGATTGGGACAAGGATAAACTTGCTCTTTTGATAGCTGACCTTCAAGGTTCGGATTTCGATGTTTCACTTACTGGTTTTGAACCTGCTGAAATTGATGACCTCTTCAAAGACACACTTAAAGATGGAATCAAAGATGATGGCTTCGATGTTGAAGCCGAACTGAAAAAACCAGTAAAAACAAAACCCGGTGATGTGTGGCTACTTGGCAGACACAAGCTCGTGTGCGGTGATAGCACAAAGGCTGAAACCTTCGCTTTGCTGATGGGTGAAGAAAAGGCAAATCTTGTTATTACAGACCCTCCGTACAATGTAAATTATGAAGGGTCAGCCGGGAAAATCAAAAATGATAACATGGCTGATGACAAATTCTATCATTTTCTGCTTGATGCGTTTATTAATACAGAAAACGCAATGGCAGATGATGCGAGTATTTATGTGTTCCATGCAGACACCGAAGGATTGAATTTCAGAAAAGCATTTAATGATGCTGGATTTTATCTTTCCGGCACTTGTATTTGGAAGAAACAGTCCCTTGTTCTCGGTCGTTCACCTTACCAATGGCAGCACGAGCCTGTGTTGTTCGGTTGGAAAAAGAAAGGTAAACACCAGTGGTACACTGGCAGAAAAGAATCGACCATTTGGGAATTCGACAAACCGAAAAAGAATGGTGACCATCCTACAATGAAGCCGATACCGCTTCTTGCTTACCCAATAATGAATTCAAGTATGACAAACGCAATTGTTCTTGACCCATTTGGTGGCAGTGGTTCAACACTCATTACTTGTGAGCAGTCAAATCGTATCTGCCGAACAATTGAGCTTGATGAAAAGTTCTGTGATGTTATAGTAAGCCGTTTCATTGAGCAGGTCGGTTCATCCGAAAAAGTACAGCTCATCCGTGATGGCGTTACCATTCCTTACTCCGAAGTTGAGGATGAAGAAACTATTCCGCAGTTTTAGGAGGTAAGCCATGCAAGAAAATAAAAAAATGACTCTCGGCAGTCTGTTTGACGGCTCCGGCGGTTTCCCTCTTGGTGGGTTACTTGCCGGGGTCGTTCCTGTATGGGCATCGGAGATTGAACCGTTCCCTATACGGGTAACAACAAAACGGCTGCCGTTTATGAAACACTATGGTGATGTTTCAAAGATGGATGGTGCAAAGATTGAGCCAGTTGATATTATTACATTTGGTTCACCTTGCACCGACCTTTCGGTTGCAGGCAAAAGAGCCGGACTGGAAGGTGAACAATCCAGTCTGTTCTTTGAAGCAATAAGAATTGTAAAAGAAATGAGGTGTGCAACCAATGGAAAATACCCACGATACATCGTCTGGGAAAATGTCCCCGGTGCTTTCTCCTCCAATCAAGGAAGGGACTTCAAGGCAGTCCTCGAAGCCATCATCGGCATCACAGGACAGACAGCCGAGGTGCCTATGCCTCCAAAAGACAAATGGGCATACTCCGACATCCTCTTGGGTGACGGATGGAGCATTGCATACAGAACTCTTGATGCTCAACATTGGGGAGTGCCCCAACGCAGGCGTAGAATCTTCCTTGTCGCAGATTTTGCAAGTGGGAGTGCCGGAAAAATATTATTTGAGTCAGAAGGCTTGTCAGGGTATTCTGCGGAGAGCTTCGGAGCGTGGCAAAGAGCTACCCGGTGTTCTGAAAGTTGCTTTGATGAGACAAGCGAATGCGTAAACATTGAAAACCATCCGTGCGACAGCCGTGTCCGTCTTAATGACGATGGTGTGGTACAAACCTTAAGTTCTCGAATGGGGACTGGCGGTGGAAATGTACCGCTGATAATGAACCCTCCTATAGCTTATGGTATCAGCTCGGCTGACAGCAATGCGATGAAATCGGATAATCCGCACAGTGGAATATATGAAGCAAAGACATCTCGCACAATTGACAAAAGCGGTACACCGCCTACTTGCAATCAAGGAGGCATTGCTATAGTTGATGTGCCGGATGTGTATGCCATAACTACTGGTTATTATATGCAAGTCGAAAAAGGAAAAGCTCCTACACTTCTCTCAAGAGATTATAAAGATGCTGCGTGTGTTTCTGAACCATGCTATGGCATAGACCGGGCAGCATTCAATCAAGGCAAGAATGCTTTATATAAGCCTTCTATTGAAGAGGAGCTTTCACCGACTCTTGTTGCTAAAGGCCCCGGTGCATTAGCACAGCCAGTTTCATTCTATCCACAGATGAAAGCTGAATGCCAATCACCCCTTGAGGATATTTCAAATACACTTGTTAACGGAACGAACCCCGGTTACCAAAATGGTGTGGTTGAGACAAGTTATATGGTTCGGAGATTAACACCAACCGAGTGTGCGAGACTGCAAGGTTTCCCAGATTGGTGGTGTTCCTCTCTTGAGACCAGCGAACCAACAACCGAGGATTTAAGATTCTGGTATGATGTGTTTGAAACATATCGCAAGGTTACGGACCCAAGCAAGAAGCCAAAAACCCTCAAGCAGATTATTCGATGGCTCAAGGCCCCTTACTCCGATGCCTCGGAATATAAAATGTGGGGCAACGGTGTCGCTTTGCCGTGCGTATACTTTGTACTTTCAGGCATTGTGTGGAGTACACAAATTGAGCTTTGATTCTTCTACATAATTAGTGTCGTAATTGACTTGATATATCAGGGGTTTAGAGGTAATATGTGACTACCAAAATTGAAGGAGGTCATTTTATGACAGTTAAGTACAATGTAACAGGCAGCAAAAGAAAAGAACTTGTTCAAACAATCGCAAATTGGATGGGCTACGAAGCAAAGTACAAGGGAGCACCGACCTTTGCTTATGAGGTTGGTTACCTGACCATCGACAAGAACGGAACTTTATGTTTCGATGACAATGCCGACAGCGAGGTTATTGAAAGATTGCTTGAAATGCTCCACGACAACAACTTTGAAGCAGAGGGATTGCCGGAAGCTGACGAGCCAGCAGAACCTTCCGACCAAAGCGAATCGACAGGCTTGTGTGTTTCAATGCCGAGAAGCCTTTTCACAGAAACGGCAATGGCAAACCTTAAGAGCATCGTTGCAGCAAAGGCTAACCTTTTAAAGAAAGCCTTTAAAACAGACGAACTGTCAATTCTTGAAGAAGATGAAAAGGTTTGCTTCCCTTGGTTCAGCGGAGAATCGCCGGACGAGGTTAAGGCTTACGACCATTTCATATGTAAGCTCTGCGAAATGGCACGGACCCAAAAGCGAGTAACTGCAACAGAAAAGCAGGTGGACAATGAAAAGTATGCTTTCCGCTGTTTCCTTTTAAGGCTCGGATTCATTGGTAAGGAATATAAGGAAATCCGAAAGGTGCTCCTTCGCAACCTTGAAGGAAGCTCCGCTTTCAAAAGCGGAAACCGAACAGAAACGGAGGCTGAATAAAATGAAATTCCCAAGCAAAGAAGTAGTCGAAAGACTCCGCACCCAATACCCTGAAGGAACACGAGTTGAATTGGTGCATATGAATGACTCGTATGCACCGCCCATCGGCACAAAAGGGACAGTGAAAGGTGTCGATGATGCCGGTTCAATTATGGTTCGGTGGGATAATGGTTCAGGCTTGAGTGTTGTTTATGGTGAAGACCAGTGCAGAAAACTTGCGACAGTAAAAACCATATGCTACGGAACTGAAAAAGTATGGGACAGCAGAAAAGAAGCAATGGAGTTTTTCATTGAAGCTTCCAAGAACTCTGCAGGCAGCGAATTTGAAAGGTACGCCAAAATATACCTTGAGCTTATGTCTGGGAACGAAATATGCACGGACTTACAAGACCAACACATCTGCAAATACTGCGGTGAAATTGCGGATGGAACTGAAGAAGATTTGCTATGCAAAAAGTGCCGTGAACTCTTCGGACACGCATTGTTCAGCGAGCTGTAATATACACAATTTAACCCTTAAATCTTTGTGTAGTATATGCCGAAAAACATCTGGATATTATGTGTTTTTAGAGGTAATATGTTACTACCGAAAGGGACAAAACAAAGATTTATGGAGGGCTTGGTAATGAGCGAAAAAACAACACTTTTTGTAGAAGAAATGAAGAAACAGACCATTGGGGTCGAGGTTGAGATGAACAACATCACAAGGGACAAGGCAGCCAAGATTGCAGCCGACCTTTTTGGAACAGACCGCTACCAAAACACCGAGGCAAGAAACGGATACTGCACTTGGTCGGCTTGGGATTCAGAAGGTCGAGAATGGAAATTCCAAAAGGATAGCAGTATTCACGGAGCTGACAGTCAAAAGTGCGAACTTGTAACCCCCATCCTTACATACAAGGACATAGAGCTTTTACAGGAGCTTATAAGAAAGCTACGAAAAGCCGGAGCAAAAAGCGATGCTTCACGAGGATGCGGAGTTCACATTCACATAGGTGCAAAGGGACACACACCACAGACCCTTCGCAATCTTGCAAACATTATGGCAAGTCACGAAAGGCTTCTTACAGACAGCCTTAAAATCGACCGAGACAGAATTTCAAGCTACTGCCGAACGGTTAACCCACGATTCCTTGACACCCTGAACCGCAAGAAACCGAAAACGATGTCAGCACTTGCAGACATTTGGTACGACTGCAACGGTGCAAACTATGGCAGAAGCAACCATTACAACGACAGCCGATACCATATGCTAAACCTCCATGCTACCTTTACGAAAGGAACTATTGAATTCAGACTTTTCCAATTTGATGAACCCTCCAACGGAAAACTGAACGGCTTACACGCAGGACAGCTCAAGAGTTACATTCAGCTTTGCCTTGCCCTTTCAAACCTTGCAAAAACAGTACGCACGGCAAGCTCAAAGCCACAGCAAAACGAAAACCCAAAATATGCAATGAGAACTTGGCTTCTCCGCCTCGGCTTCATCGGAAAGGAATTTGAAACCGCAAGAGACATCCTTACAAGAAACCTTACAGGGGACACAGCCTTTAGACATACCTCAAGGGTTGCTTGAAGGTCATAGGCACAGCCCCACCGACCGCTTCGGCGGTCTTAAGGTGGTAGAAGGACAATTACCTTCAGAAAGGATGAAAGAAAACATGGAAAAACGCTACTACTTAGCCTACGGCAGCAACCTCAACATTGGGCAGATGAAATACAGATGCCCCAGCTCAAGAATCATAGGAACTGCGGTTCTTGAAAACTATCAGCTTCTCTTCAAAGGAAGCAAGACAGGTTCATACCTCACCATTGAGGAAAAGCAAGGCTCGTCCGTTCCACTTGCGGTTTGGGAAGTTACACCCTACGATGAGAGACGGCTTGATGCATATGAGGGATTTCCCAACTTTTATTACAAGAAGGAACTGGAGCTTGACATCAAGGGTATTAAATCAGGCAAGATAAGGCACAGAAAATGCTTTGTATATATAATGCACGAGGAACGACCTCTCGGCATACCTACCAAAGCATATTATTGGACTTGTCTTGAGGGCTACCATGACTTTAAATTCGATGAAACAATACTATACCAAGCTCTGCTTGACAGTAAGGAAGGTATCAAGAATGAAAACTAACACCCATAAAAGAAAAGTATGTTCCAAATGCGGGAACACTTACTATGGAGCTTCCGCTTTATCAAGGGTAGACAATGAAAGCCAAATCTGCCCTGATTGCGGAACGAGAGAGGCACTTGAAAGCATCGGTGTTGATGCTGCCGAACAGAATAAAATCATTGAAAAAATCCATAGTTGTCAAAGTGGCAATTAAGATATAATATACACAATTCCAACCCCAAATCTTTGTGTAGTATATTACCCCTAAATGACTTGATATAATGTACATTTAGAGGTAATATGTGTACTACCGAAAGGGACAAAAACACATTATTTGGAGGATTCTGAAATGAAAAAAATTGAAGCATTTGAAAAGGCAATCGAAAACAAAGTTCCCAACCTTCGAGAGGTTGGAATCAACCCTACACTTTTCTGGGCATACCGCACACTTGAAGAAACCGAGAACGAGAGAATCGACTTCAACGAGTGCATTTGGGAGCATGAAATTGAGGACATTGCAAACTGCCTCAAGGCAAACGGAATTTACGAGTTCACCATTTCAAGCACCTTCTCAAGCCTTATTGAAACCCTCGCAGAGTTTCAGAAGCACGGTTTTCAAATGGCTGGCTTGACTGAAGTAAACGCACGATACACCGAAATCGGCTCGGACAAAAAGAAACGCATTCCTGCAATCAGAATGCTTTCAATATAAGGAGGTAACAAAAATGGCTGACTTTACAACAATCGAAAGACTGGCACTTAATGCTTCACCAAGCTACGATGCAATTGTAAGATACAAGGGTTTTGTATGCCTTGCAACCCTTACCTACAAAGGCACATACGAAGCCGAGGTTTTTGAATATGTCGATGAACCCGATGAAGAGTTCGCTGAAATCGAATGCAGAATTGCTTCAAATGAAAAAGCAACCGAGGCATTCAAAAACAGCGGTGAAGCAATCAAGTGGTGCTTTGAAACCATCGACCGAAAATAAAACAGTCTTAAACTGAACGGAGCCGGACGGCTCTGTTCCTCGTTACACCAAGACCTGAAAGGGTCTTATTTTTATACTCATTTTCAAGGAGGTGATTGAAACGAAAAAACTGAAGAAATATACCCCTACAAAGTTTATGGCAAAGGACTCATCCTATAATAAAGATGCTGCGGACTATGCTGTGAACTTTATTGAATGCCTGTGCCACACCAAAGGTACATGGGCAGGAAAACCATTCGAGCTGATTGATTGGCAAGAGCAAATAATCCGTGACCTTTTCGGAACACTCAAGCCGAATGGTTATCGGCAGTTCAACACCGCCTACATTGAAATACCAAAAAAGATGGGCAAATCGGAGCTTGCGGCTGCGATTGCCCTTTTATTGTGCTGTGGTGATGGTGAGGAACGAGCCGAAGTTTATGGCTGTGCTGCTGACCGACAGCAGGCTTCAATCGTTTTTGAGGTTGCTGCCGATATGGTAAAGATGTGTCCGGCTCTTGCAAAGCGAGTTAAAATCCTTGCTTCGCAGAAAAGAATCATCTTCACTCCAACCAACAGCTTCTACCAAGTACTGTCGGCTGAAGCATACTCGAAGCACGGCTTCAATATCCACGGAGTTGTATTTGACGAGCTTCACACGCAGCCGAACAGAAAGCTGTTTGATGTTATGACCAAAGGTTCAGGTGATGCTCGAATGCAACCTCTGTATTTCCTGATCACCACAGCCGGGACAGATACTCATTCCATCTGCTATGAAACACACCAGAAGGCAAAGGACATCATTGAGGGCAGAAAAATTGACCCAACATTCTATCCCGTGATATACGGTGCTGATGAAGAGGATGACTGGACTGACCCTAAAGTATGGAAAAAGGCAAACCCCTCTCTCGGCATTACGGTTGGCGTAGACAAAGTTCGTGCTGCCTGTGAATCGGCAAAGCAAAATCCGGCTGAAGAAAATGCTTTCCGTCAGTTGCGACTTAACCAGTGGGTTAAACAGGTGGTTCGGTGGATGCCGATGGAAAAATGGGATAAATGTTCCTTTGCTGTGGATGAAGAAGAACTTCACGGCAGAGTTTGTTATGGTGGACTTGACCTTTCAAGCACAACCGATATCACCGCTTTCGTCCTTGTGTTCCCACCAATGGATGAAGCCGACAAATACATTATTCTTCCTTACTTTTGGATTCCAGAAGATAACCTTGACCTTCGAGTTCGGAGGGACCACGTTCCTTATGACCTTTGGGAAAAGCAAGGAGTTCTGAAATCAACCGAGGGTAATGTTATTCATTACGGATTTATAGAGAAATTCATCGAAAAGCTCGGTGAAAAATATAACATCCGTGAAATAGCATTTGACCGTTGGGGTGCTGTTCAAATGGTTCAGAACCTTGAGGGTATGGGATTTACTGTTGTTCCTTTCGGTCAGGGGTTTAAGGATATGTCCCCACCAACTAAAGAGCTGATGAAGCTCGTGCTTGAAGAGCGAATTGCTCATGGCGGACACCCGGTTCTGCACTGGATGATGGATAACATTTATGTAAGGACTGACCCTGCCGGAAACATAAAGCCGGACAAGGAAAAATCCACTGAAAAGATTGATGGTGCTGTTGCAACCATTATGGCTCTTGACCGTGCCATCCGCTGCGGTAATGACACAACAGAAAGTGTCTATGACGAGCGTGGAATTCTGTTTATATAAGGAGGACAAAATGGAAAAACCTATAAAACATATTGTTTCACTCTCCGGCGGTAAGGATTCAACAGCAATGCTTCTGCGAATGCTTGAAGAAGGAATGCCCGTTGATATCATTCTCTTTTGCGACACAGGATTAGAGTTTGATGCAATGTACCGTCATATTGATAAGTTGGAACAATACATAAACAAACCTATAACACGGCTGAAAGCTCCACAATCATTTGAATACCTTTTTTATGAATATATGCCCAAAAGAAAGAATCCTGAACTTGAAGGCAGAAAAGGATTCAGTTGGGGCGGTCCCCGTAATCGTTGGTGTACTTCTGTTTTAAAGACACGGGTAATCGACCGATACCTTAAAGACCTATCGGAAGAATATACTCTGTGTCAGTACATTGGCATTGCTGCCGATGAACCACAGCGTATCCGTAAATTCAACTATCCTCTTATTGATTGGGGTATGACCGAAGCAGACTGCCTTGCCTACTGCAAAGAGCGAGGTTTCGATTGGGATGGCTTATATGACATTTTTAATCGAGTTTCTTGTTGGTGCTGCCCGTTACAATCTTTCGAGGAACTCCGAAAGCTCCGTAGACATTTCCCAGAGCTTTGGGAGAAACTTCGCTACATGGATAAGCACACATGGAGAAAGTTTCTGAAAAACTACTCCGTAGAACAGCTCGAAGTCCGATTTGCTTATGAGGATGAGCTGACAAGTCAAGGCTTGCCGATTAAAGGTAAAGCCTTTTTTAATACATTAAAAGAAAAACTGAAAGGGGTTGATTAACAATGGGTATTCTATCTGGTCTATTCCGTTCAAGGGATAAGCCTCAAAACCGAACAGTCGGAAGTAACTTTTCATTCTTTATGGGTGGCTCGACTTCCGGCAAACCAGTAAACGAAAGGTCAGCCATGCAAATGACAGCGGTATACTCTTGCGTGAGAATTCTCGCTGAAGCAATCGCCGGACTACCTCTTCACCTTTACAAATACACGGAAAGCGGTGGCAAAGAAAAAGCCTGTGACCATCCACTGTATTTGCTGTTGCATGATGAGCCGAACCCGGAAATGAGTTCTTTTGTGTTCAGAGAAACACTTATGACGCATCTCCTACTTTGGGGTAATGCTTACGCACAAATCATCAGAAACGGCAAAGGTGAAGTCATTGCTCTGTATCCGCTTATGCCGAACAAGATGACTGTTGACCGAGATGAAAACGGGCATCTTTATTATACCTACCAGAGGGCAAATGAAGAAGCTCATACTATGGAAGGCACATCGGTGAAACTAAATCCATATGATGTGCTTCATATTCCCGGTCTTGGATTTGACGGACTGGTTGGATATTCACCCATAGCAATGGCAAAGAATGCAATCGGTATGGCAATTGCCTGCGAAGAGTTCGGGGCCAAGTTCTTTGCCAATGGTGCAGCCCCAAGCGGTGTACTTGAACACCCCGGCACAATCAAAGACCCCACAAGGGTTCGGGATGCATGGCAGAGCCAGTTCGGAGGCTCTTCAAACTCCGGCAAAGTCGCAGTTCTGGAAGAAGGAATGAAATATACACCTATCTCCATCTCCCCGGAACAAGCACAATTCTTGGAAACAAGAAAGTTTCAAATCAATGAAATTGCTCGAATTTTCAGAGTTCCACCGCATATGGTCGGAGACCTTGAGAAGTCGAGCTTTTCTAATATTGAGCAACAATCCCTTGAGTTTGTAAAATACACCCTTGACCCGTGGGTTATCCGATGGGAGCAATCCATGACACGAGCCTTGCTCACTTTGGATGATAAGAAGGAGTATTTTATTAAATTCAATCTTGAAGGTCTGCTCCGTGGTGATTACCAGAGCAGAATGAATGGTTACTCCATCGCAAGACAGAACGGTTGGATGAGTGCAAACGACATCCGTGAGCTTGAAAACCTCGACCGCATTCCTGCCGAGCTTGGTGGTGACCTTTACTTAATCAATGGCAATATGCTCCCGCTTGGAAACGCAGGAGCCTTTGCAAATATAAACACCGATAAGGAGGTAAGCGAAAGCAATGAAGAAGTTCTGGAATTGGACAAACAATCAGGAGAGCCAAGCGAGGATACTTCACCTCAACGGAACAATCGCAGAGGAAAGTTGGTTTGACGATGATGTCACACCGCAGATTTTCAAAGACGAGCTGTTTTCCGGGGACGGTGATGTTACTGTTTGGATTAACTCTCCCGGTGGCGACTGCGTAGCTGCTGCACAGATTTACAATATGCTGAAGGATTACAACGGCAATGTAACTATTAAAATTGATGGCATTGCAGCATCGGCAGCATCTGTAATTGCTATGGCAGGCAGTACAGTGTTAATGTCACCCGTCTCAATGCTTATGATTCATAACCCTATGACAGTTGCAATGGGCAATGCCGGGGATATGCAGAAAGCAATCGAGATGCTTGATGAGGTTAAGGAATCCATTATAAATGCTTATCACCTCAAGACAGGAATGTCGAGAGCAAAGATATCGCACCTTATGGATTCTGAAACTTGGATGAATGCCTACAAAGCTGTCGAGCTTGGTTTTGCAGATGACATTCTTTTCAGAAATGATGAACAGGATGATGAGGACGAGGAAAAAGAACTCGAACTCGGCACAGAAGAAACCAAAAAGGAAGAACCAAAAACCGATGAGCCAAAGGAAACTGACCCGGAAGAAACTCCGAAGGAAGAACCCGATGAGGATGAGGACGATGATGAAAAGAAAAAAACTGCTCCTCCGGCACCTTCCAAAGAGCCTGCCGATGCAGTAATGTTTTCTCGCAAGACAGCTGACAATGCTTTGATGACTAAACTCAAAAAGCATTACAGCCCCACAAACACAGCAACACCCAAAACTGGTCGTTCCGTAGATGAACTTATGGAAAGACTCAATCTATTAAAAAGATAAATTTAAGGAGGACTTATACTATGAATATTATTGAAATGCGTAACAAAAGAGCAAAGGCGTTTGAAGCGGCAAAGGCTTTTATTGAGGCACACGCTGTTGACGGAATCCTTTCTGCGGAAGATGCAGCAACCTATGATGATATGGAAAAGAGCATCAAAAAGTACGATGAAGCAATCGGCAGAATGGAAAGACTCGAAGCAATGGATGCAGAGCTTTCAAAGCCTGTTTCTACACCTATTACCGAAAAGCCTGCAAAGGCAAAAGACGACACCAAAACCGGGCGTGCTTCCGATTCCTATAAAGATGCGTTCTGGAATCAGGCAAGAGCAAAGAACGGCAGTGTATCTTATGAAGTAAGAAACGCCCTTCAGGAAGGTGTCGACAGTGAAGGCGGTTACCTTGTGCCGGATGAGTTTGAAAGAACTCTTGTGCAGTCTCTTGAAAATGAGACCATTGTCCGTAAACACGCAACCGTAATCACAACCGAAAACGGAAGCCGTAAAATCCCTATCGTTACAGAAAAAGGTACCGCTTCTTGGGTTGAAGAAGAAGGCATCATCCCCGATGGTGATGACGTATTCGGTCAGCAGCAGATTGATGCACACAAGGTTGGTACAATCATTAAGGTTTCGGAAGAGCTTCTTAATGACTCTGCTTTCGACCTTGAGTCATATTTCTCTGCCGAATTCACAAGAAGAATCGGTGACAAGGAAGAAGAATCCTTCTTTACTGGTAACGGTGTCAAGAAGCCTCTCGGTGTCCTTGCTGATGATGGCGGTGCTGAAATCGGTATTACAGCAGCATCCGCTACAGCAATTACAGCGGATGACATTGTAGACCTTTTCTATAGCCTTAAGGCTCCGTATCGTAAGAATGCAATCTGGGTTCTCAACGATGCTACAGTTGCGGCTATCAGAAAACTCAAGGACGAAAACGGACAGTTCTTGTGGCAGCCTGCTCTCCATGCCGGGGATTATGAAACAATTCTTGGTAAGAGAGTTTATACTTCACCCTTTATGCCGGAACTGAAAGCCGGACAGAAGCCTGTTCTTTTCGGTGACTTCTCTTACTACTGGATTGGTGACCGTGAAGGTATTACCTTCAAGAGACTCAATGAAAGATTCGCTGACAGCGGTCAGGTCGGATTCCTTGCAACAAAGAGACTTGACGGCAAGCTCATCCTTCCTGAATCCATGAAGGTTCTGAAAATGAAATCTGCGTGAGGTGATGCCTGATGAAGATAAGAATTCTTAAAGGCTGTAGTGGACTTAAGTTTTCTTATAAAAAAGGCGATGTTGTTGATGTAACAAATACGGTCGGAAAAGACCTTGTTGAAGCCAACCTTGCTGAAGAAATCAAGACCACAACTGCCAAACCAAAGGCGGGTGCAAAAGCCGATGCTGAATCTTGATAATGTAAAGCAGTTTTTAAGGCTCGACACGGATGCGGAGGACAGATATCTTTCTGTCCTCCTTATTCTTGCAAAAGAGCTGTGCGAAAATTATCTCCGTAGGGAGATACCAAAAGAACCAGTTGAAAGCATACGATTGGCACAGCTGTTGGTAATCTCCCATTACTTTGAACACAGAGACGGCACACCTCTTCCCAAGGCGGTGTATCGTTTATTGGATGATTACAGAAATGAGGTGTTCTGATGAACTTTTCCAAACTCAGGCACAGAATTGTATTTCTTCGTCCCACAGATATTGAAACAAATTCTATGGGCGAAACTGTGCCGAAATACAAACCCTTCAAACCTTATCTTCCGCTTCCTTTGCAGGTGGATGATGATAAGGTGTATTTGACATATGATGATGACGGAAATGCTCTCTTGGCTTATGTTGATGGTAAGCCGTATGCTCAAAAGTTGGCTCTTAAGAATTACTCTGTTGCCGGACTTGTCGTTCCGATGAGTGGCAGAGAGTATGAAGAAAGCCAAAAGCTCCGTGCTGAAACAACATACAAAATATCAACTCGCTTCTTTCCCCGGATAACGCAGGATATGCACATCCTTTATGACAACCGGGAATTTGAAATCGTATCAATCCTTGACCTCAACGGCAGACATGAGGAGCTTCAAATTGTGGCTACTGAAAAAGACAGAACCACAGCACAAAGTCTTGATACCGAGGAATACGATGGCGAATGATGACGGCACTTTCGGTTTCGATGATTTGCAGAAAGCCTTTAACCGCATAGAACAGAAATACCCAAATAAAACGGATGCAATGCTTATGGCAATGGCTCGTATCGCTGCCAACCGAACCAAAGGCAAAACACCTGTGGGTGAAACAAAAAAACTCAAATCCACATGGCGTACTAAAAAGCCTAAAGTTTATGGTAAAGCACGAGTTGCCCGTATGCAGTCCGCTTCTCGTTATGCCCATCTTGTTGAAGACGGACATGAGATTGTCACTGGCGGTAAGGCAACAAAAACGGACGGAAGCTCAATGTCTTACAGCGAGCTGTCCGAGGAGTTAAATCCGGCGGTCGAACCGAAGGTAAAAAGATGATTGCTTCAGCAATGAGCGACATTGAAAGTACATTTGACAAGTCGGCAGAGAAGCTCCTTGCCGACCTTGTGAAAGAGGTTGAATTATGATTGAGATTAAAGACATACAAACCGCTGTAGCGAAGCTCCTGAAAAAGAACGATTACTCGGTTGTTGCTTCCGAGGTAAAAGAAGGCTTTACAAAGCCTGCGTGTTTTATTGAGGTTATGCCTGTCAGTGTAACGATTGAAAACCAGTTCAATGAGCTGATAACTAACAGTGTGGAGATTTCATATTTCCCATCAATAGAAACTAAAGAGGAGCTTATCAAAACAGCGGAAGATTTCAAGAAAATATTCTTGTATTCTCCGTTGAAGGTCAAAGACAGATATTTGTCTATCAATGAGATTTCATTTGATGCCGACAAATCAACTCTGCTTGCATACTTCGAGCTTGAGTTCTTACAAGAAATTACTCAAAAAGCAACAAGAATTCCGAAAATGAAAACACTAAAAGAAAGCGTGGTGACAGGCAGTCATGGGACTTCCTAAAATTTTAATTGAATTCAAAACCCTCGCAGAAACAATCATCACAAGAAGTGAGCGAGGTATTGTTGCTGTCATTCTGAAAGATAACAGCAACACAACAGAGACGCACATATACAACAGAGAAAGCGAAATTGTGAAGAGCCATTTTACAGCTTCCAATCTCGCTTTTTTACAGCTCATATTTATGGGCAGCCCTTCAAAAGTGATTGTTGAGCGAATCCGCACTGACGGAGACATCGGAACCGCACTTGAGAGGCTTAAGAATAAGCAGTGGTATTATTTAACTGTGCCGCAGATTACATCTGAAGAAATTACAACTGTTGTTGGTTTCACTACACAGATGCGTAATTTGCACCATAAAACATTCAAAGCAGTTCTGCCGAACTGTTCTGCAAATTTTGAAGGTATCATAAACTTTGCCACTGATAATATCAAGGTCGGAGCGAAGACATATACCACAGCAGAGTTTTGTGCAAGAATCGCAGGTATCCTTGCCGGACTTCCTCTTAACAGAAGTGCCACATACTACACTCTTTCAGAGGTTGAAAGCATCACGGAGAGCGAAACTCCCGATACCGATGTAGACAGCGGCAAGCTCATCCTTATCAACGATGGCACAAAGATTAAGATTGCAAGAGGCGTAAACTCACTTGTTGATTTCAACGAAAATAAAGGTGAAGACTTCGCAAAAATCAAAATCGTGGAAGCTGTCGACATGATTCGTGATGATATCAGAAACACTTTTGAAGATGAGTTTGTTGGTAAGGTTGAAAACTCATACGACAACAAAATCGTGTTCATTGCTGCGGTCAATAAGTATTTCAAAGACCTCGCAGGTCGTGGAGTTCTTTATGACCAGTTTGATAACAAGGCTGAAATTGACCTCGATGCTACCCGTGAGTGGCTTAGTCAAACAAAGGATGTTTCTGCTTGGGAGGATGAAAGAATCAAGACCGCAAATACAGGAACAAATGTGTTTGTAAAAGCAAACATTCAAATCCAAGATGCCATCGAAGATTTGAACTTTAGAATCTATATTGAGTAAGGAGGTAACCGAGTATGGCAGTTAAACCTACAGCACCAAGAGTTATGAATGGTAAATGGGGCATGGTTTACATTGATGGTGAGCCTGTCTATGAAACCGATTCATACGAAGCAAAAGTAAAGATTGAACGTGAGGATGTAGACTTTGTTATGCAGATGGCAAAAGACTCCAAAATGACTGGTCTCACGGGTGAATGGAGCATGAAGGTTAAGAAGGTGTTCTCCCGTGGAGCACAGCTCCTTTCCGAAAAAATAAAGCAAGGTCAGGATGTCCGTATTCAGATCATCTCAAAAATTGATGACCCTGATGCTTACGGCAGTGAACGACTTGTAATCGAAAATGCTTGGTTCAATGAGCTGACATTGCAGAAGTTTGAAAACGCAAAAATGATTGACGAGGAATACAGCGGTGGTTTCACCGATTACTATTTCCCGGATTTAGTGGAAGTGAGGTAAAAAGATATGAATAAGAATACAAAAATCACACTGCAGGAACTTATCCGCAGAAAAGAACAGATGCTTGAAAGCAAGAAACAGCCGAAAACAGCAACTCTGTTCATCAAATCTCTCGGAGGAACAATCACCATTGAAAGTCCTACTGCAGCACTTGCCCGTGATGCACAGGAAATGGACAATGGCGATGCGTACATGGTTTACTCCTGTGTAACCGAGCCTTGTCTCAAATCAAAGGAATTACAGACCGAGTTCGGCTGTGTTGACCCCATGGAGATTGTTGACAAGATTTTCGATGCGGGTGAAATTCCGCAAATTGCCGTTGAGTGCCTTAAACTTGCCGGATATGTCGATGGCGTTAAGGTGGTAAATGAGATAAAAAACTCATAAGAGGTGACGGAGAGCTTGCCATGCTCTGTCACTTCCTTAATCGAGGGATTCCTCCTGAAAAGATTATAAATTTGTCCTTTACAGAAAAGCTCTTTTATAAAGGATGTTATGAAGTTTATATGGAGGATGAACTTGAAAAATACAAGGCACTGACAGGTGGTGAAAGCTAATGGCTAAAAAGAACATTGGTGCAACGCTTTCTATCAAAGATGGTAATTTCACCGCTGGGATAAAAAATGCTATCACGGGGACAAAAAACCTTAAAACACATACTACGAATGCCACGGGAAGCCTAAAAAAATTGAGCAATCAAAACAAGCTGACAGGAGCATCTCTTTCAAGTCTTGCAAAAAAGGTAACTGGCGTGGTGGCAGCGTATGCCGGGTTTTCAAAAATCGTGGACTTTACCAAACAGTGTATAACTGCTTGCGAAACACAGGTTAAGTCGGAAGCCCGTCTTGAACAGCTGATGATGAATGTAAAAGGTACAACACTTGAAAATGTGGATGCAATGAAAAAGTATGCAAGTGAACTTCAAGGCATAACAACAGTTGGAGATGAAGCTACCATTCAAGGAGCTTCACAGCTTGCTACTTTTCAGTTGCAAAGTGACACGATAAAAACACTTCTTCCTTCTCTTCAAGACTTGGCTGTTTCACAGTATGGCGTTTCAGTATCAGGTGACCAAATGCAGCAGATGGCAAACCTTATGGGTAAGGTTATGACAGGGAATGTCGGTGCTCTTACCAGATATGGTGTTACTCTTGACGAAACACAAAAGAAAATTCTTGCAAACGGAAACGAAAGCGAAAGAGCAGCAATGCTTGTTGAAGTATTAGGTCAGAATTTTGGTGGACTTTCCGAGGCAATGGCAAATACCCCAGAGGGTAAAATCATACAAGTAAAAAATGCTTGGGGTGATATGCAAGAGGTTATTGGTGGCAAGTTGTACCCGGTACTGACTTCTACCTTTGGATATGTTGCAAGTGTGATGCCAACGATTCAAAATGTAGTTGTTTCAGCTATTGATGCTGCATCTGTTCCTCTTGTATGGATAAAGGACAATGTACTTCCACCTCTTGGTATAGCTTTTCAAGCGGTATGGAACTATGGTGTATCGGCTTTTACAAATATCAAAAATGCAGTTCAGGCAAATTCAGGTGCCTTCAGCGGTATCCTTACAATCCTCGGTGGATTGAAGGATGCCCTTTTTTCTGCGTTTGAGTTCTGTAAGCCTGCTTTGAATTGGGTCAAGGATGTTGGACTACCTTTGATTGTAAATGCACTTGCAGGTGTTGTTTCTGGTGCAACAGCGGTGTTTAACTTCTTCGTGAACAATTGGGGCCTTATAGCTCCAATCATCGCAGGTATCGCCGGAGCAATTCTTGTTTATAAAGGTGCGGTTCTTGCCATTAACCTTGTTCAGAATGCATGGGCAATTTGTCAAGGCATCTGTACCGCTGCACAGTGGGCATTGAATGTGGCTCTTACAGCAAACCCAATCGGCATAATCATCGTAGCCATCGGTGCCCTTATTGCAATCGGTGTAGCTATGTGGATGAATTGGGACTCAATCTGTGCATGGTGTAAACAGGCATTTCAAGCAGTTGGAGATTTCTTCGTGTCAATCGGCACATCAATCGCATCATTTTTCTCCGGCTTGTGGGAGGGCATCAAAAATACTGTGATGTCTGTCTGGAACGGAATCACAGGCTTTTTGAGTGGTGCTTGGAACACGATTTCATCTGCTGCGACATCTGTCTTCACTGGCATCGGAAATGCAATCTCAAATGTGTGGAACGGAATCGTAGGTGCGGTCAAAGGTGCTATTAACGGCATCATTTCAGCAATTAACGGAATGATTCGTGGTGCGGTTTCCGGCATCAACGGACTTATTAAAGGTATCAATAAGGTCACTGGTGTTGTTGGCATTCCTGCAATTCCAACATTCACGGCTCCGCAGATTCCGCTTCTGGCAAAAGGTGGTACTATCCGAACCGATGGTACTGTAATTGTCGGTGAAAAAGGTCCCGAAATGTTGACCTTGCCAAGAGGAGCACAAGTTACTCCGCTTGCAAATAAGACTGCACAAAAATCTGAAAACCATTTTAATATCAATATCTATGCTGACGGAAAGTCAATTGATGATATTGTTGACGAGCTGATGCCAAAACTGAAGCTTGCACTATCAAACTTGTAAAGGAGACAGACAAATGGATATTTATTTGAGTGTGAATAACCGAGAACAGGTTCTCCGTTTGCCTGTTCTCCCTCCTGAATTTACGGTTTCAAAACCTCACTCCAATGAGACCTTTGAAACCGTAACACAGGGACAACTAAAGCTCATCGGAAGACCTGCGTTAAAGAGTATATCGTGGAGCTGTTTCTTCCCGGTTCGAGATTACCCGTTCCTTCGTGACAGAAGCGACACAGCTTTCGGTTACCTCTATACTATAGACACTTGGGTAAAACAAAAATTACCCATACGGCTCATAATTACAGAAACACCAATCAACATGGCTTGCTGTATAGACGACTTCTCATACACCATAAAAAAAGACGGTGATATGAACTACAGCATAACACTTGGCGAAGTGCCTCTTTTATAGGGGGTGTTCGGATGAGTGAAAACTTTCAGCTTTTTGCAGATGGTGTTGACATTACAGCCTATGCCGGAAATATCTCATGGCAGAATACTGTTGATGAGCTTGCCACTTCACTTTCTTTTGAGGTGGCAAAAACGGACACAAAATACTTAAACTTCTACGCACCGCAAGAAGGCGGCATTGTAAGCATTGTAACGAATGGTGAGATTTTCAGAGGAATTATTATATCTGTTGATGATGGTTCAGAGACTGTAAACAAATACACCTCTTGTGACTTTGGGTGGTATTTGAATAAGTCCTCCGAAACCTATCAGTTCAATAAGATGACTGCGAAAAAAGCGATAAAAAAGATATGCGAAGATTATGGCATCCCCATCGACACAATTCCTGATCTTAACACAGAAATTACACAGCTCTACCTTGACAAGGTGCTGTCGGAGATTATCAAGGACATCTTAAAGCTTTGTGGCGGAGGATATAACCTTGATGTGACTCCAAGCGGTGTGCGAATATATAAGCTCGGTGACCTTTATGCGTACCCGGAATTCAGAATCACTCCGAATACACGGCTCATATTCTCTCCTTTACTTCGTGGGAGTGTTTCTCATTCCTTAAGCATTGATGAAATGAAAAACAGCATAAAGGTCGTTACCGAGAAAGACAGTGTCTATTCTTTGAAAGCAACTAAAAAGGACGATGCAAGTATTGAAAAATATGGCTTGCTTCAAAAGGTTGTGAAGATAGACCCTGAAAAGGAAAATGCGAATACTGTGGCAGATACGCAGCTTGCCGAACTGAACAAAAAGAAAGAAACATTCTCATGTGAAATCATCGAAGCCCTAAACAGCTATACAAGAGCAGGCTCGGTTATTACAATCGGTGATTTGAACTATCTCATTGAAGGCAGCGGTCACAGTATTAAAAACGGAAGGCACTATGTAAAACTTGATTTACGGAGGTGGGCATCATGAGTGGTATTACTGAACTTGCAAAGCTCTTCAAAGAAAGAAATAATGATGCCGGATATTCTCCTATGTTCGGTAAGATTATAGAGCTTCCGAGAACAAAAATACGAATCAATGAAAAGGTAATATTAAATGACAGCCATCTGGTTTGCCTGTTTAATCTTAAAGAACAGAATTATGATGGTGATTATATAAATCTTGGAAAAGAGGTTGTACTCCTTCCGTTTTCCAATAATCAAAAATTTATAGTAGTTGGGATGGTGATGTGATGTTTCCACAATCGAAAGAAATAACCGTCACCCAAAACACAGCTGACAATTCCGGCGGTACAAAAACTTATCTCTTTGATTTTGACAAGGGAGATTTTGTGGTGCTTGATGGTAAGCTCATAGAGTGTGACGGAATTGAAGCTATAAGGGTTTGGATTGAAAAAATCATCCGAACCGAAAAAGGCAGATACCAAATTTATGATGGTACTGAATACGGCTGCCATTTGGAGGATTTAATCATCGGTAATAACTACACCGTTGAGTTCATAGAAGCCGAGCTGAAACGTGAGATTGAGGAAGCTCTGCTTCAAAATCCTCAAATAACAAATGTCAGCAGTTTTAATCTCACAAGAGATAAAGGTTCAATCACAGTTGCATTGGAGGTGTATATAGGTGAATCAGGAGCAAATTCTATCACGGTTACTGTCGCAGATTAGTGATGAGTTCGACAAGACTGTCGGCTCATTTTTTTATGATGTTGATAAACCGCTTTCTGAACAAATTGCTATCATAAGTAACCGAACCGAAGAAATACTTAAAAACGGCTTTGCTTTGACAGCTACCGGGGTTTACCTTGACAGCAAGGTTGCAGAACAAGGTATCGTAAGAAAAGCAGCCACAAACTCCATTGTTAGTGTAACTTTGGTAGGAACACCCGGCAGCATAATTTCAAGCGGTGATAAGGTGGCATCGGATACACTCATCTTCACTGTAACAGAATCCACAACCCTTGATGATACGGGTTCAGCGACAGTGTCTGCAAAGTGCGATACCCCCGGCAGAATCGGTAATGTTCCAGTGGGTGCAATAAATCGTTTCCCGGTCACGCTCCCCGGACTGGTTTCGGTTACAAACACTATCGCAGCAGAAGACGGATTTGACGAAGAAACCGATGACGAACTTCGTGAGCGTTACTTTGAAAAGGTGTCCTTGCCTGCAACCTCCGGCAGTAAGTATCATTACATCATGTGGGCAAAAGAAATCGGTGGTGTTGGTGATGCGAAGTGTCTGCCGCTTTGGAATGGCAATGGCACCGTTAAGGTAATCATAATCAACTCGGACAAGGGTGCTGCAAGTGAAGAACTTATTGCAGAGGTCGCACAGCACATTGAAGAAAACAGACCCATAGGAGCTGAAGTAACAGTGGAAAGTGCAACTCCGCTTGTTATTGATATCGCAGTTTCTCTTGTTCTCGCAAACGGGTATACAGAAGAAACAGCTATAGAAAAAATCTCCGAGAGCATAACTAAGTATCTGCAAAAAAATGCTTTTTCAGGTACTTATATTTCTTATGCACAAATCGGTGGTTGTATTTTGAATTGCGATGCTGTCACCGACTACAGTGACCTTTCCCTAAATGGTGGCACAGATAATATTGACATCGGTGAAACAGAGGTTCCGGCTTTGGGGGTGATTACTCTTGCTTAAGAAACTACCCTCATACTATAGAAAATCCAAAGTCATGCAAGAGCTGTTTAAAAGCATAGAGTTGGAATTTGAAAGGCTCAAGGATAAGGTTGCTCTTACTGAAAATCAGTTCTTTGTTATTTTGACGGATGAAAACATCCAAAACCACGAGCAAGATGTGGGTTTAACACCAGACCCCTCGGCTGACATTGAAACAAGACGAGGTCGAGTTATGTCAAGGCTTCGTGGTACGGGAACAGTTACAAAAACAATGATGAAAAATGTTGCAGCGTCCTTTGTGAATGGAGATATAGAAATAATTGAATATCCCTCTCAATACTGCTTTGCTGTTAAGTTCACTTCAAGAACAGGTATCCCATACAACATAGCTGATATTCAGGCTATGGTTGAAGAAATCAAACCTGCCCATCTCGCTGTCGAATATATTTTCACTTATAGGCTTTGGGAAGATGTCATTGATACACTCCAAAACTGGACAACAGTAAAAACTTATACTTGGGATGAGGTATTGGTGTTTGAACACAAAAAAGTATTAAACATTACTGATGAAGGTGCCGTTTATTATACCACCGAAGAAACCGGGAATGGTACAGTCGTTTGGGATGGCACAAATGCATATGCAAGGAGGAATGAATAATGGCTGAAATAAAACCAAGTGATATTGGTCTTGCCACTTATGAGGATGTTGGTGAGGTCAAAAAATTAAGAACTGCAGCAAAAAATATAGTTGGAGCAATCAATGAACTTTATCAGAGTGGTGGCTCGATTACAAATGTTCTCGGTGAACAGCTTTATATTGATGGCGAAGATAATGTCGTCATCGGTGAGAACAATGTTGTTTATGGTAAAGGTAATCTTGTCATAGGTTCGAACAACATAATCGTAGGAGAAAATTTAGCATTTGTAACTGATGGCATTGTTAAAGACCACATCCCTTATGACGAATTAAGCTATGATTGGTTCGATGTATATAGCAATACCATGTGGTATTACTATTGGGGTGAAGAAGAATTTGTGCCTCCTTTCAAAGTCGGTGACAAAGTAGCAATAGAAGTATGTCGGAATTGGACTACTGAAAACTGGGACGATTACGTTAGTGTATATTCAGGACTACAGATATGCGAAATTATTGGCATTGACGAGTCATCGGGATGGTTTACTATCGATGGATTCAGTATGCAAACAGAGCCGCCTGACGATATACATATTATGGAAGATTACTCATATCCTGCTGCCTTCGTGGTATTAAACGATGAACATAAATTGGTTGGAACAAGCGGATGCATCTCTTTTGGTGGAACAGCAACAGGTGGAAAAGCCATGGCTGCCGGTGCAGGTCGTGCTGATGGGAACTATTCTTTTGCAGCTTGTTCGGCTACAGCAACTGGTGCGTATGCGGCAGCTTTTGGGCTTTCCCAAGCAACCAAGAATAGCTCTTTTTCAGCTAATTCTGGAAGAAGCTATGGCGAATATGGTACAGCATTAAACTACGCTTACAACTATTCTCCGTACTCAACAGCAATAGGATATTATTCGAGAGTTGTAGGCAGACCTCTTAAAGCAACAGCTTTGAATACAACAAGTAGGTATCTGACTATTGACAGCACATATTCGCTTTCTGGAATATCCGAGGGAACAAAAATTTTAATGCGTTGCTACAATAGTGCTAACTCATTTGTGTTTTCCGAACAAACAGTAAAGTCTGTTAGCGGAAACACAATCTACCTTGATAGTTCTGCTTACATGGGGGGCAGCGGAAGTTATGCATATAAACTTTTCCCAGACGGATTGGTTTTTGTATGCGATTCTTCTACTTCGTATGCAAATGCATCCCAAACAGGCGGTTACTATACCATTGCTTCCGGCAAGTATACAAATGCAAATGGTTATCACACCATAGCTGCAGGCGAAGGTGCGAACATCTGGGGCAAGTATGGAACGATTACAGAACCATACTCACTTGCCCTTGCAAATGGTACTGCACACAAATCTCATGGTCTTGCATTCAAAGTTCTTTCGGACGGAAGTGTTCATGCTGATGCTGAATATACAACACCATGTGCCGACTATGCCGAGTATTTCGAGTGGGAGGATGGAAATCCTAACTCCGAAGACCGTGTTGGGTATTTCGTAAAACTCAACGGAGAAAAGATTGTCAAATGCGGTGAGTTCGAGAAGCCTCTCGGCATTGTTTCTGCAAAGCCTGCTATTATCGGTGATAGCGGTGAAATGCACTGGAAAGGTAAATATCTCACTGATGATTTTGGAAGAGTTCAATATCATGATGTGGTGGTTTCGGCTGAATACGATGATGAGTATAACCTTATTTCAGAGGAGCATATTGAAAGACAGCCCGTGTTAAACCCGGATTGGGATAGCACCGAAGAGTATGTTCCGAGAAAGAACCGACCTGAATGGTCACCTGTAGGGGTTCTCGGAAAACTTGTTGTTTATGATGACGGAACACTCAAAAGCGGTGACCTTTGCAGACCGGGAACAGATGGAATTGCTGTAAAATCCATTGAGAACGGCTATCCAGTATTGAAGAGAGTATCCGAGGACAAGATTCTCGTATGGTTTAAGGAGTGATAAATTATGCCAAAGGAAACCACAAACTACTTACTGAAAAAACCGCTTTATTCTGATAATGCGGATATTGCAGTATTGAATGAAAACTTTGATGAAATAGACGGGGCCTTGACTCCGTCTATTTTAGCTACAGATGCACCGGGAAGTTCATCACGTGGGAAACTTCAAACTGTTCTTGGTTGGATTGCAAACCGCATAAAAGCCATTACAGGACAGTCATCTTGGCAGGCTGACCCATCGGTTAGCCTTGAGGAATGTGCTGACCATATTAATAACGGAACTCATGCAAACGCAACAACATCAGCTAATGGTTTTATGAGCAGCACTGATAAAACAAAAATGAATAATGCAACCAGTTCATATACTGCAAGCACTCTTATGATGAGAGATTCAAGCGGACGTGCAAGAGTTCAGAATCCGTCAAACTCATACGACATTGCAAACAAGACTTATGTTGATTCAAACTTTGTAAGAAAGAATGCTGCGACAACGATGACCGCACAGCTTACTGCCTATTCAAACACTTCATATACCACAAAACAAGTAAGAAATATTGTACTGTGGACAAGCGGTGATACCCCTCCGGCAACAAGTTATGGTGACATCGTTATCAAGACATTTTGAGGTGAGTTATGGCAACTATAGATTTTGTTTATGAATATCCTTATACAGGCTATGGCGAAGAAGGAAGATTTCAGAACCAATGGTCTGAAACAAGAATAACAAGAAATGGTTCTTACACATATCCTATGGTTTTCAACAACACAGTAACCGGATGTAAACATTTGAAAATCAGTATTGAAATTATAAATACAGGTTCAGGCACTATTTATGACAGAAGTTGGGATTTCTTTGTTTGTAAATCTTCCGGCAGTTGGGTGGAAATAGAAACTTTCACTTTGCCGGATACGGGACTTTACACAATCGACTGCGATATAAATAATCTCGACATTACAAAATTTTGCTTCGTGCCATCCTCGGACCCCGGTTCGAGCCGAAGCTGGGATTCTTGGTATGCTGTAGAATCAATAACATTGACAGAAAGTCTTGAACTGCAAGAGCTTGAAACAGGGAAATTCCAATATGGTGTCTTTGCAAATCGATACAATTCCCTTTATCAAAATTTGCACGAGGTGTTCGTAAATATTGATGGAGTTTTAGTTCCTGCAACAAATGTACTTGCAAATGTGGATGGAACTCTTATGCCTGTACGAACTGTTCATTCTGCACATTATACTTCGGAGTCTGATTCAACACGGGTCTTTGGATTTACACCGCCTACCTCTGGAACTTACTGTATAAGAGAAAAACGAGTATCAGGAGACCATGAACTTCGTCTATATGGTTCGGATTTCACAGAGCTTTATGACGGATATTTTTATGATGAGAGTTTCGAGCTTACTGCCGGAACTCTTTATTATATTTCCGTAATGCATTATTACGGTGAAGAAGAATTAAGCGAAAGCTATTTACAAATTTATAAGGAGGATTAACTTATGGGAAAAATCAAACTTTTTTTCACAGCAATTTCAACTTCAATTGCTTACATTTTCGGTGGGATGGATACGATGCTTTCCATCCTTATTATTTTCATGATTACCGATTTTGTAAGTGGCTTCACAAAGGCTTGGGCATTGAAGCAGTTTGACTCAAGCAAATTCTACATTGGTGGAGTCAAGAAACTCGGAATCTTGCTTATTGTAGCGGTGGCAGCACAGCTTGATAAATTCATCCATGTTGACAGCATGGCACTGCGAACTGTGGCTATCTCGTATTACATAGCAAACGAAGGTTTCTCAATTCTTGAAAATTGGGGCCAGTTAGGACTTCCGCTTCCAAAGGTACTCAAAGATGCACTTGCTAAATTAAGAGAGGAGAATGACAATGAATCTAAATAAGTTATTTTTAACCAACAATGACTGCTATAAGGCAGGCAAGAAAATCACTGTAAAAGGTATTATGGTTCATTCCACGGGTGCAAACAATCCGTGGCTTAAACGCTATCTTCCTGATGACGGAAAAATCGGTAAGAACCAGTATGGCAATCACTGGAACACTGCCCGTCCCGGTGGCATTCAGGTATGTGTTCACGGATTCATCGGCAAGCTTGCTGATGGTTCGGTTGCGACCTACCAGACCTTACCGTGGAACCACAGAGGCTGGCACGCAGGCGGTTCGGCTAACAATACTCATATCGGTTTTGAAATCTGTGAGGACGGACTGAACGATGCTACATATTTCAATGCAGTGTACAAAGAAGCCGTTGAACTTTGTGCTTACCTTTGTAAAGAGTACGGACTTACCGAAAAGGATATCATTTGCCATTCGGAGGGTTACAAGAAAGGTATCGCTTCAAACCACGGTGATGTTATGCATTGGTTTCCGAAACACGGAAAAAGCATGGATACTTTCAGATCTGATGTTAAGAAGCTATTGTCCGGCTCTGCAACTAAAGCCCCCATCGCAGAGCTTACAACGGTTAATGATATCGTCTGGGAGCTTGCCCATCGTGGCATTATTTCCGATTCAGCTTTGTGGCTGAAGAAACTTGAAGAGGACACAAACAGCTACTGGCTTGCCCGTAAGACAGCTAACTATTTAAGAAATAAAAATGTATAATTTTTACGAGCCTGCAAGGGATAATTTCCTTTGCAGGCTTATTTTTTTTTAGAAAAACTAAAAAAAATTATTAAAATACCTCCCCAAAACACAGCTTAAATCTCCGTAAGGCGAAAGGAGTGATTTTAAATGCAAAATGTTGAAATAGATAAATTGCGATTTCAGGGTTACGGCTATAAGAAAATTGCAGCACTTCTCGGCTTGGCTGAAAACTCTGTGAAGTCATATTGCAGAAGAAATCCACTCGACAAATCTCAA